AAACCCGCTGTGTTACCTAGAAAGTTTACTACTATTTGCTGAGCGATTGTCGCCATGCTTCAATATCCGGCATCGAGGTTTTTAATCTTGAGGCGTATTTCAAAGCAGTTTGATCAAATTCAGGCTTAGACTTTTTGTCTTCCTTTTCACCGAATTTAAGTAAAAAATCGTCAAACTTAACTTTGAGCTTCCTCTTAGACCATTGCGATCTTAGTAACCGTAACTCCATAGTATTTTGCATGAGATAATAGTCAGTCAAAGAGTTAGTCTTTTTCTCCTCTAACTCTCTTTCCGCTTTCTCCCTAAAATACTCAGCCCAACCTGAAGCCTCTCTAGGGGTCACTCTTTTGCGACACTCAACCACGGTCATACCTAACTTTTCAGCTAGAGCGTACCAAAATCGGTGTCGCTTTAAGAGTTTTTTCCTAACTCGTACTCGCTATCGGTTTTTCTGAAGAGAGTATTCACTATCTCCACGTCCTTGTCAGACTGATCTAATCCATCTAACCACTCTCTAGTCTCATCCATATCGACAGGAGACCCGCTAAATTGAAAAACCTTTACCATAGCCTCAGTGTAACGAACCTCTTGATTAAGGTCGTTCATTTCTTGAGCTACAGCAAATAGTTTTTGCAAAACTTTAGCAGGAAAATCTCCAATCGTACTTTTAGAGACTGAACCTCCATCCTCTCGCTTTAGACAATAACTCAATAACAAAGGAGCCAAATCAGCAATTTTACTAAATCCGATAGGATTGCCCTGTTTGTCGAATTTAATACTAGCTGCCCTAGCATTTTGAAATTGAGTGGAGTCTTGAGCAGATAAAGTGACTAATTTATACTCAGACACACCACCGCCCTTGTTAGGGATAGAGACTGGAATCTCTTGTTCAATGGCTTCTAAAGTAAAATCTAGCTTATCTGGTATCATCTATTTTGCTCCATAGTTAAAAATTAAGGGGTAGGCGCAGTATAAACAGGCTCATACTCAGCCGGTGTAGCAGCGTCAGTTAAGTTAGTAAATACAATAGTGATACTAGCCTCTGGCTGCTCTCCGTTAGATAACGCACTAGGGCTAAAGGTTTGAATATACCCATAAGTGTCCCAAGTCGAAGTATCAGGAAAATGGATAGTGATAGCTTTGTTAGTGTTAATAGCACCACTAGCGCCAGATAAAGCGGATAGTACTGCAGGATCGTAAGCTGCAGTTATCTCCCCATCAGCTGCTTCGTACAAGGCTTGAGCAGCATAGGTTCTAACATTAGTATTGTGCATAGTGGTGACGTCAATTTTATCACCACCCTCTAACCCAAAAGGAGTTACCTCTTTTTCCCAAAACCCTAAAGTGGTAAATGAGTCGATCTCAAAAAACGACGCATAACCATTAGTCAACATTGTTCCAGCGGGAGTTCTTGGAGCGGTCATTCTAGTCCTCCGTAATCGTAACTAGATAATTAAGTGTATAGACTAAACCCATAACAGAGTCGTCATCTAAATCACTGCTCCTAATGATATCAGATGTTCGTCTCATTTGATGAACCATATAGTTTGAGCTATCTACGGTGATAGTATAGCGATTTATTTCTGTATCTAAATAGTGTTGTATTGTTTTTGCTTTTTGAAAACCTACAGTATCCTCAAACTCGTTAAGTCTGAGCATAATCATAACACCGTGAAATTCGTCATACTCTCCAGTGACGAAGTTACGATTGTTAACAACTCCCTCTGTATCATAAACACTAATAATTTTATCGGTCAAAAAATTAGAAGTATTTAGATCCTTAGCTTCGACGGTTTTATTTTGGAAAACCATCCAGTCCACGGGAGTAGAAGAGTTGACTCTAGCGGCATTGCTAGTGGCGATCAAAAGTTCCAACACTATCTCTGCTGGACTATGAGTTAAATTACCACTCATCTTATCTGACCTTTTTAACTTCGTCTTCTATTATTTTTATAAGCGTTTTTCTGTATCTCCTTGCTGGTTTCTCTAAAAATTTAGCAGATTTGCCAGGAGCGTGTCTTAGGTCTAATCTCTCGTGAACGTAAACTGCGTACTTTTTACTGTAACCAACTTGATAAGTTAAAGTGTTTCTGGTATCTCTTGCTAGTCTATTAAAACCAGACCGATACAATCTTCCTGTATCGACTGGAACTATTTCTTGAGACTTCTCTAATAAAAAATAACCGGCTTTACCTATACCTACTCGAAAGGCTCTTTTATCTTCTTTTTGGAGCTGTTCCATTTTAGCTAGAGTTCTATTGATGCCTTCAATCCTAATAGCCCCTCCTCTGACTAAAACTCCTTTGCCTCCACCTCCCCTAAAAAACTTTTGGAAGGCTTTATGTCTAATAAACCCTCCAGCTGCTGCTCTTGCTTTGGGATCGCCTATAACTCTCGAAACTACAGCACGAGCAGAGTTTCCTACTATGGATAGTATACTCATTAGAGACAAGCCTCGTATAAAATCTCATCTCCACTAACAGAAAAAACTCTTTCGACTTGTTCAATCATTTGATGTGTAGGCACGGTCGAGGGTTTGGAAGCTAAAGCTAATCCCGATGGATCTGCCTTGGTATAGTTACTTAACCAAAGAACTCCTCCCTCAACGACTTGGTAGTTAGTGATAACCTTAGCTACAGAGGTTATACCTTTGCCGTCTGTTTTAGTTACTCCGTGAGTGCCGTTATTCCAATAACAAAAAATCTCGACCGGAGTTACAGCTGAGTAATCCCTACGGCCTGTTTGAGTTATAGCCCCAATAGGCCAATAAACGGCAACTTGGTAAAGGAGTTCAGGTAAAATCATATTCACGAGGCAGTCTCCTCGTTGGGGTTAGGATCTCCAACCCAAACCGAAGTTGCCTCTCCGACTGCTAAGCGAGTCAAACAACCAGAGGTGTCGATAGCTAAAGCCTGTTGACCAAAAAAGGTAGACGATATACCCATTTGGCCTTTAGTGTCTAGGTACTCCAACTCAGCATCTCCGATCTTTTTGCGTTTGATCCTATTAGCCGAAGTTACACTGCCGAAATGAGCCGCCAACCAACGCTCGATCAACTCTAGGTGCTGGTCGTCTAAGGAGCCACCTGCGCACGTCTCTACTTTATCGACCATCTTAGTGGCGGTGTCGATATAGGCGGACACGTCCTCGCTGTCTCCCACGCCTAGCAAGGCTCTAACTAGCTCGGAGGTAGTTCTTCTAGACATAGCTAATCCTAGTAAGGCTGATTAACTGTAAAGGTACCATCTTCTATCAGAGCCGTTTTACGTCCTGAAGAGAGAGTAGCGATAATGTAATAGCGGTAGTTGCCCAAAGGTGCGTTGGAGCTGGATAACTCAGCTGCTGTAAACTCTAGTCTAAAGGATTGAGTTCCAGTTGGCGAGGTCACTGTGCAAGTTTTGGAGATTGAAGTGTCTCCTTGAACCGCTGTAAAAGTCACGGTAGCCGAAGTTAAATCAGGCCATTGGTCTGTTGTGTCTCCTGTAAACGATATTTCGGTTCCATCCAAATTATTGTAATCCATACCCTGACGAACTTCTACAGAGGAGCCAACTTTGATAGAGGATTGAGACACTACCACTGTAGCTCCAGTTAACAAACCAATAATAGTTGTTTGGTTAGCCGCCGTAGCATCTCCACCCTCTACAGTGGCCGTAGAGTCTACTTTATTTGGAGTGGTAAATGTTAATTGGTCTGTCTTATCTTTAATAGCATCTACGTTATAACCAAAAGTTCCTGCAACGGTGTAGGAGGAGTCAGATTCAGACCAAACTCCTTCAACTATCTCCGATATTGGATGAACGTGATTATTAACAATAATAAACTCATCTCCACTAGAGGGAACAGCGGTCAAAGCCTCTTGAAGCGTAATCCGTCCATTAGTCGAACTATAGGAGTCGATAGGTCTTGCTTCGCCCTCTAAACTTCCTGAGATGAAAACTATCACTAAGTGGTCAAACGCACCAGAGGTGTTAGTCAAGTTCGTATCAAAAGCACTCGCCGTTGGGGTGCCACTTACTTCCCCATCCGTTAAAGAGGTGGCCTTGAGACTCTGCCAAAACGCACGCTCGATTGTACCAGGACTACCTTTGGTTAATGTGTAAGCAAGGAACGCAGCACCAATCGCATCATTGGCCGCAGAGGATAGTGCGTAGCCTGTCTTGTCGTTGTTGGTTCCTACTGTCACCGACTGAGTTGTAGGGTCGAAAGTAGACAGTCCAGTGACATCAGCCTTAAACACATCTTCATTTGTACCAGTAGTAAAATATGTGTAAATGTCAGCAGGAGATGTACCTCCGGTTAATGAATTAGCATCTACTTGGTTAGCTACTGTAAAAGTAAGTTGATCGGTTTTAGTTTTGATTGCAGTTATCGAAGCGTTATCAGGAGCAGTTGTGTTCGCTCCATCTGTCCCTCTCATGTCCGTATTCGTTGTCGTTGTATCATTTAACACTGTGCGAAGTAAATGGCCGCTTGCGTTAATACCAAGACTTCCAAAATTAGCCGGAGCAGATGCAGCCAAAAACGCATTGTCTGTACCTCTCATATCAGTGTTAGTAGTTGTGGTAGCTACAGTGGTTACATTACTTACCGCACCTCCTGAGGTGGTAATTGCTCCACCCGACACAATATCCGTTGCAGCAACATCGTTTAAGGTGTCAAGCGTAGTTTTAGTCCCAGAGATGCTGTATCCAGTTTTGTCATTGTTCGTCGCAACGGTTACTTGGTCTACAGATGGGTCAAAGTCGTTCAACGCTGTAATGCTTGCTGGTATGTTTGTGACCGCTGCTGTGTTCGTATCGTAAAGTTTGCGTCCAGCATACGAAGAAGGCAAACCTCCGTAAAACGTCATGTCATGCGTCCAAACAGTAGTTGAAGTCAAATCAACCCCAGAAACAACTCTAATCGGAATCGCATATTCGGTGAACGCTGTGCCTCCTGCTGTGCCATTTACTTTTAGGATGAGAAGAGTACCCTCTGCAACGCCACTAACAGAAGAAAATACAATCTCCGCAATACCCGTTCCGATTGAGTTTACAGTCGGCACTGCACTCTTTCCGTCAATCCTTGTCGTTGTCGTATCAATCACTAAAGCAACGTGCGACCCAGTTGAATCTATAGCGTTGACTAAAGCACGAACGGCACAAGTCGTTGCGGTAAGAAGCAAAGCTGTTTGCTGTCCTGCCATTGTTACTTATCCTAATGGGTGAAAAATCGGTGCGGATAAAGGATGCGGTATTGAACCTGATGATGCAGCGGGTACTTCATACCCACGCTTTGAAGCAAGTGCTGTTATCTCGGAGGTGGTTAATGCTCGGTCGAAGATGCGTATGTCGTCTTGCTTGCCTGAAAAAAGATTTGTTGTAGCCGCTGCATAACGACCAATTTCTATTTGCTTAGGTGTCGCAGGAGAACCCGTTGATGACGGAACCGTGTAATCATAAGTCAGCGAGACTTGCGATCCGTTAAGGTAATACTTGAGCCTGTCAGCGTTGGTTGACTGTGTTCCATCAAAAACAACTGCAAGATGATTCCAAGTTGATTTGCTAGGCTGCGATGTATAACCCGTTCCATCTGCTCCATTATTTACTTGCGCCCTGAACTGTGAATTGTAGATGTAAATGAAAATGTCATCTGAATAACTGCCGGACTTTGCGTAGCTGAAAGCAGATGAAAGTTCACTGGTTGCATCATCATCATAAATCCACGCAGAGTAAGAAAACTTGCTGAGTCCGCTTAGAGACAAAGATGTATTTGATATGTAATCATCTACATCATCAAAAAAGTAAGCTCTCGTCCCACCCTCACTGACATCAGCAACAGTCGTCATACCACCGTTGTAGGTTCCATGATTCCCGTTGCCTGATATATCATCGGCACTGTCATCAAGTGATGGACATAGCCACAGTTTTTCATCACCTAATCCGCTGTAGGTGTAGGGATTTCCTTCTATGCCTCTGGACGTTGCTAGATGGGTTATCTCTGTTTGCGATAACTCTCGGTCGAATACTCTGATGTCGTCGTAGCGGATATTCACTCCAGACGCAGCGGTGTTGCCAGCGTATCCGTAAAGTCCGCTGTACCCGACGAACAAATCCTGCGTCATCGAGGTAATGGGATTTGCAGTAAAGGAAATCGTGTGCGTCAGTGTGCCGTCAAGGTAGTAATACACGTTGTTATTTGTGTAGTCACGCACAGCGGAGATGTGATACCAATCGTCGGTCTCTAACCAATAGGTCGTGGTAGCATTTGTGTATGCTTGCCCGTTGTTCACGGCATCGTCTGCAAAGCTAACTAAACCGCCGTAACCATTACCATAATTCAAGTTTTGTTTGTCATAGGAAAAATTTACCCATGTACCTGTTTGATTTGTAGATCCGAGAATAGTCTGCTTGGGGTCTGCGTTGTAAATGTTACCGCTAAACCGCACCCATGCTGAATAGGAATGGTCGCCATAAAATGCGTCATTCAAACTGGTACATGGGTAAATTTTTCCTATGACAAACAAAACTTGAATTATGGTAATG